TGCATACCAGATTTAGGCGTATAGGTTGGGTCGGATAGATCACCGTCCAGTACGGAAAGGTCCTCTTCATATTCGTATTCCTCGGCGTCCTGTGGGCCTTTGTATTTGTATTTAAGCATAGGACCATGGTTTATAAGTCTTTGCTTAAACATAAGGTAATACCTGTCTTTATTGTGATAGGCCGCAACCTCTGATGCAAGGGGTTTCCTATCAAGGTCGTAGTCCTTCTCTATGATCCCCGCAAGGAAAACATTAATATTCTCCCCGTTCTTCGCACTAGAGATTTTAGAAAGAGTCTCATCATCACCCCCATTCGTTTCCCGTATGTCAACTACTTTCCCGGATGGAAGTGTTACTTGGGTTGTATCCCCGATAAAAATTTGACTAGACGCCATAAATTAAATTTAGGTATAATAGTCCTAAAGCTAAAAAGGCTAAAGAATAAAACTACTCTTTAGCCCTTATAAAACCATAAAACAGGATATGCGGAGATTATATTATCTCATCTACACAGAACTCAATTTGTTCAACAGTATTCTCAGAGGCTTTCCTACTAAAATCCCGGCCATTGATTTTATGCGGCCATACCCCCGAATACTCAAACCTCTCAATCACAGTCTGCCCGTCCGGTCCGTACTCTTCCACTATAACGTGCTTCTTGTAGTTATCCGGGAAATCACCGCCCCCAGTGGCGAAATCCAAAATCTGCTTGTGCCAATTCCACATGAATCTATCCAGTGTATCGGACCTCATAATCTTGGTTACTGTCAGGGTACCTACTTTACGCATCCCTGCGGTCTTTACCATGAAGCCTGTGTCGCCATGTTCTACCACGTCAAACTCGGAGTCGGCGCTTTTAACTTCCTGAGCTAAGAACTGATCCATCCCGGTAATAAAAATACCGAACTGGAAGTTCTTCCGTGGGTTAGATACTTTTGCCATAATTATTGGGGATTGCTTATTACTGTATTAAGGTTGTCTTCAAATGAAACTCCTGAGTCCGTAAGGGTAATATCCACCTGAATTTGCTGCATGGATACTATGGCCTTTACAAAAAGTTTTGCCTTATAAACTCCCTGACCAACCTGGTTAGGATCATTTATTACGCATTTGGATACGTCGGTAATAAACTGATCGCCCTGCCAATCCCAGTCGTATATAGCTCTCTTGGTTACCAGGTTCTTTAATGTAGGGGCAACCGACTGATACATTGACTTCCAGCTTATCGGATCATTTGGTTCCTCGATGTAATTTTCAACCAAAGGCAATAGAGCTTTCTTCAAGTATATCAGCATCATCCTTACATTCAGATAGGAACGTTGGGAGTTTGCTAGTTGGCCAGTAAAGTTACCCCTTACGTACATCTTACCTTTGTTGTTTGCTATCATGCAAATCTGGTGACTTGCTAGAAGCTGCCTGCCGGTAAGATTACTATCCAGTCCAAAGTTGTTTACTACCCCAAGGGCATTAAGGATAGTTCCACGGCTCCTACCAGCAAAGGACCACCACGGCCCAAACTGTGCCTGAGAATACGCAGCAGTACCCAGTACATCCCCTAGTTCGCTGATGCTTTTGTTTAACCCAGTTCTTGGATCAAGTACTATAACTCCGCCACAGAATATTGCAACGTATGTGGAATCAAGAAGAAGTGCATCCTTGGCAGCTGTTACTTCCGATTCAGTGATATTCGCATTGTCTATGTGAAGGAAGTAACAAAGGTCCTGACGGCTCTCAACGTATGCTTGGCCAGCCTGAGCGACTGCAGCGTGTTCGTCCGCGTTAATCCCTATATGGGCAATTTGAAACATATCATCATACCCGTCAAATGCAAAGAGGCCAGTCTTAGTGGAAGCATCCCCGATCAGATCAGTATCTACTATAGCCCCCCCATCACTACCTCCATCATATTTCAGGTAAGTATTTACGGGGCGGAGTTGACCAGAAAGAGCCGATAGGTCGGAGTACGTCACATTTATAAGCTGAGACTTATTTATTATGTCCTGTAAAAATGTGGCATTAGCAGCTGTCGTATTGGCCCCTATAATAAGATTGGTATATTTTTCAGTACGGGTCTCATCGCTCAGGAAGTTTATCCATAGGTCGAAATAGCTGGATGACCCATTGGATGCCGGCAAAATCTGTACCTCTACATCATTATAAAAAGGCCCATAATATTTCATTGTTAATGTAGCAAGGGTATGGCCAGCTCCATCGTTGATGGTCGTTACGGTTCCCACTGTTGCTGTTGCTTGGGAGGCTCCCCCGGTTACTGCGGCGGTTACAGTCAAAGTAATTCCGGTTTGGGGAGTCAATAATATAGTATTGCTTCCCATGAACGCCGCCCTATTCACTACTGCTGGTACCTGCTGGATAATTTTAGTAACCAGTAGCTTCAGGGTATTATCGGAATTTGTAGTGAACAATTGAGCCACCGGAGTGGAATTGATAGTTACAGTGATAGTGTTCCCTGTAACCAATACCCCATTCAGCGCTACTGTCTTGACATTGGCGGGTGTTGCCTTAACAGCTACTAAGGTAGAAGCATCGGTAATGTCCGTGTAATGTCCCACATTCACTATCCGTAATGCGCTTCCACGCTCAAGGCACCTTTTTACCAGGAAGGCATCATCCTGGTTATCCTGAAGGCCACCGAAGATTTTCTGGAATCCAGCGTAGGATGTAACCAGAGTCCCTGCTGAGTTAATGGGGCCACCTTTAAATTTGCCGATAACCCCCGATATTCCAGTAGTCACCGGGATCGGGGCAAAGGTTTCATCGACCTCATTTAGGTTAGTCCTATCTGCTTGAGGCATACTGCTGTTTTTTGCTGTGTGGAAAATTATATTTTAATGGTATCAGTATCGTAGGGTTACTTCTTGTAATACTTAGCAAACAGATTGCGAATAGCGGTTACCCCAATGTCTATTCCTGCTCTATCAGCTTCATGAGATAATCCGTTATCGGACCTTGTGGATATAGTAAGAATAAAAAGTTTGTTATTAGTTTGGGCAATGAAGTATACCTCTGCAAATGTCACATGCTGAGTTCTATATATTGCCTTTAATTTTGAATCATCCGGCAATAGCTCCGTTTGGACTATAGCACTACCATTTTGGCATACGGACTGAAGAAGTTCCAGATAATATTTATCTGGCCTCCATCTTTGGTATAAATCCATAGTGGGCTGAAGAGGCTTTGAGTAGTCCTCATTCAATATGGACATATATAGCTCTGTTCCGGGAGTTAGAGGTCCACCAGAATTTTCTACCTTAGAGATAGTTACCCTTTCAGCATTAGTATTATTTATAATGGGCTTGAAACACCTTTCGTAGATTTCATTAACATCCACCAGTGTACGGGTAGGAGCCCTCTTAGCTCTGCGGTAATATGCGATAGTACCCCAGATTCGGTCTATCAGTTTTGCTCCTGCAGCACCACCTATTAGTGTTATCCAGTCCATAGTAATGAAGGTGTGTTTTCTTACGTCGAATGCTTGCCTAAGCATAGTTAAGGCTTTTTAGTTGATAAATGAAATACCAGATAAGTCCATGTATAAGGCACCATCGTTTTCAAACGGCCCTATAATCGTTCCCTGGGCAGTCAGGATAGACTCCAAGTCAAGTACAGTAGTCTCTACGGTTATAGACTTTATAAGTGGTATATCAGATATAGTTTCGCCTTCATATAGGTATAGATCGGGTATTTCGAAAGAATAAGATTTTTCCTCTATTCCATCCTGGTCCTGCGGCAAATCATAAAAATTAAATTGCCTCAGAAATATAAATTGAGACGGATCATCGTACCTGGGTATAAACTGTTTTACTCCCAATACTTTAGCAATCACCTGATGTAGTATCCTATCCTGAGTTGCCGAACTTGAAACCAAATTTACATCTATATGTAAATTGCTAGACTCGTAGGGTGGTATAATATTTATTGTTTTGTCAGGATCAGAAGGATCAACTTGGAATCCACCATTTATGGCTCTTCCAATATCCCCTGGCATTACCCTTCTGGGTATTATAGCAATTCTGGGAGTGGATTTGGGTCCTTTACTTAACGAACTACCATGCCCGAATATCTCCGCAGCAAATCCCTGTGCATTAGCAATAGCAGCTTTAGCTGTTTGATAATCACCGGAACCCTGCGTAGTATTCGGGTATGTAGTTATATCTGGGAGATAGCCTCTATTTACAAGTTCCTTGCGGATAACCTCGTAAATGGACCTTTCAACTACCTCCTGTACGTTATTGGGAGCAGGCATTAAATGAAGGCGATGTAGTTCACTACGGAGGTATCAGCATTGTTTATAGTATGGGCGGCCACTAATGCTGTAATGGTGAGAGTGTTTGCAGTACATACTGCCTGGCGCTCCACGGTATTTGCTGCATTGGCAGGAGTGACTAAT